GTCCTATAAATTAACGCCAGAGCCAACACCAAAAGTGCCGGTTAAGCCTGAGGCAAACATTTGCCACATTCCTCTTTGACGTTCTTGGGGAGCGTTGCGAATCACTGCAACGTTAGCACCAGCCAGTACGACTGGTGTCAATAAAGGAGCAACATAACCGAAGGTGATGATCCTCCCACTCCTAGTAAGGTCCGGACGCATCGAATAAACATGGTCTGGGTGACCAAATCGAGCGTACTCGGGTGTACCAACACCCCGGACCCATTGGCCATGTGGTGCTTTCATGTGGAGACCAGGGGTATCCTCATGTTTACTCCAATAGGCTTCAATCACAGAAGTTGCTAGATGATAAATCATTCAACCCACTCCGTCCCACACGATTCGCACACAAAGTGCACGATCGGCATTCCGTCTTGAAGATCTTTGTCGCCATCAATAATGACGCCTGTAACGTTGTTTGATTCGCATTTTGGACACATGCTCATTCCTCTTCGAAGTCGAATCGTTCCCCTGGGACCGCCTAAAAACAAACACCAGATATGTTTGTCAGAATGCGGTCACTAACACCAAGGAGGTGTAAAAGAATAATGCTGAGGGCCACCTCAACACGATTATTCTTCAGGTGGTTAAGAACGGAAACGGTAGTGACCGCATCCTTGACTTGTGCTGCAGCTTCAGTAGCAGATGGATCCATATTCATTGCCCCATCTTTTGCGCTGCGACGCCTTTGTACATTCCTTCTGCAACGTGCACAATGACTGTGACCGGTTCATCAATGATTGAGCCTTTAATTCGAAGCAAACCACAAGGCAAAATCATTGGTCCGATTGAACCGTCCGGATTGTATTTGCTAGCAGATGCCTGCTGATGCAATACTGCACAATCAGCATTGACCGACCCTCCAGGATAGTTCAAGTGATCGTACGGCGGCATGTTGTTATCTTCACGGATGACCTCTGCAAGTTCAGGTTCTTGCGAACCACTATCCGTTAGAAGATTAAAAAATGACGCTGCCAGTCCTGCCGGAACCGAAGGATCGATGTCCTGGACTGTCGCTCTTGATTCCTGATACGCATTGACGAGGCCGATGCGTGTACTGAAATCTGGGCCGACCAAATGGGCCGTCCTTTCAAGAGCAGGCAGGGGTTGACCAGTTCCCGGATCAACATCGTGCTGAGGAAGCACGTAGGTCGAATACTCCCATTCCCCAGCCAAATAATCTGCTTCATCTCCATCCTCAGGATTGAGTGTATTCGCAGCGACGTGATGGTCGTCCAGACGAACCTTAAATCCATGCCACTTGCCAGCAATTGATGGATTGTCCTCAAGAACGAGTTGGTTCATCTGGTTCCAAAGTGCTTCGCCTTTGACGTGTGCATTTTGCACTGCCCACGTATTTCCGGCAGAAAATGCCTTCAGTGTGAAAATGTCTGCTGTACTGGCAGCCTGAGGATACACAAATGTGATCCCTTTCAAAACTACGTTGCAATTTTGCTCGTAGAAACGCCGATTGACACGAGACAAGTCCCGCATAACGTCAATATATTGATCTTGCGAATTCGCTGCGCCCTGATCCGACGTGGCAGGTGTCCATCTGTAAACAAGATCAGTCACTGCTGGTTGAATTCTCATTGCAGATTTCTTCTTACGTTTTACAATCTGCTTCTTACCTTTGTTCGCCATACCAATAGGTATAGCAAGGCGGTTAATGAGACTTCCCCCCGTAGCGCCCTACCCCCTCCGAACATGAGAACCACTCTGTATTCCGTGACCTCCAGCCCCGGATTCCCATCTTCTTCGCCTTTCCACCGGAGGTGGGGGTCCTAAGTAGTTCCCCATCTTTGTGCGCAATTACTTGCGCTTTTGACGAAATCGCCATGAGCCAGGACGCTGATATTGGCATCTCCGGCCCTCGCAACACCCTCGGCGACACCAAAAGGCGTCTTGGATCGTGTTCCTTTCTGGATCAACCTGCGGTTTTTCACACGTGCATAGCCAAGGTGCTACGCTGTCTGAATTACCATAAAGTTCAGTCACAGATACACAAGTGTCACACTTGGGTGACTTCAACGCCAACACCCGCAATAGGTGTAGCCGCATCGAATACAGGGAGCAGGCCTCGCCACGGGCGGGCGTGGCTCCGCCACCAGGGCTGCCCTGCCTTCGGCATTGCGCTCAAACTGATGCTGGTGTTCGGTATTCAAGATTGAATCCTTGGGGGTTCTTCCCTCTCGCTCCAGGCGGCAACATCTGCCACACCTGGGGGCTCGTTTATTCCGTGTATCAACTGAACTTGATAGCCGGGTTCCACATTTACAGTACCGTTCCATATCTATCGGTAGGATATGGGTCCTATAAATTAACGCCAGAGCCAACACCAAAAGTGCCGGTTAAGCCTGAGGCAAACATTTGCCACATTCCTCTTTGACGTTCTTGGGGAGCGTTGCGAATCACTGCAACGTTAGCACCAGC